TGCATTTTTTCGCGGTGGCAGGTTAAGTCATAGTCAGATAAGGGGTTTTCGCAATAAAACATGGGTTTGAGGGGTCCGCAACGTCTCCCGGACGAGGTCCGCCAGCGGCGCGGGACGTGGCGGCGTGACCGGGCCGTGACGCCGACGTCGACCTCGGGTGCGACGGGGGCGCCGCCGACGACGGGGGAGGGCGCCGCCCGGGACTACGTCAAGATCGCCCGGCGTTACATGACCGACGTCGGCCGCGGGCGGATCATCGCCTGCACGTGGGTGCAGCTCGCGTGTGCGCGCCAGGCGCGGGATCTCGCCCGCACCGATCGGGCCTGGCCGTATGTGTGGAGCCGGGCCGAGGCCGCGAAGGCGTGCGCCTTCATCGAGCGGCTCCCGCACACCGAAGGGCGCTGGGCCTCGCCGCTGATTCACCTCGAACCCTGGCAGGTGTTCGTCGTCTGCACGTTGTTTGGGTGGCGGCTGCGGGCGGATCCGTTGCGGCGGCGGTTTACGACGCTCTACCTCGAACTCGCGCGCAAGGGGGCGAAGTCGACGCTGATGGCCGCGCTCGCGCTCTATCACGTGCTCGAAGAACACGAGCCGGGCCCGGCCGTCGTGTGCGGGGCGACGACGGGATCGCAAGCGCGGATCGTCTTCGGGATCGCCTCGCGGATGGTGCAGCGGGCGCCGTGGTTGCGGGCGCGGGGCGTGACCGCCTTCGCCCATGCGATTACGACCGCGGACGGGACGATCAAACCGATCAACGCGAAGGCCTCGACGCAGGATGGCCTCAACCCGTCGTGTATCGTGCTCGACGAATCACACGCGCAGACGTTCGCGCTGCATGACGTGCTCAAGAGCGCCCAGGGCGCGCGGGCGAATCCCTTGCTCCTGTGCCCAACCACGGCGGGCTATAACCAGCTCTCGGTCGGCTACGCGTTGCGCACCGCGCTCACGAACGTGCTCCGCGACACGGTCACGGCCGATCACCTCCTCGGCCTGATTTACACGATCGACGACGGCGACGACTGGCGCAATGAACGCGTCTGGAAAAAAGCGAACCCGATGATCGGGATCACGCCGACGTGGGACTACATGCGGCGGTATGCGATCGACGCGCAGCAGACCCCGGGCCTCGAAGGCGAGTTTCGCGTCAAGTGCTGTAGCGAGTGGTTCAATCGGGCGTCGGCGTGGCTCCCGATGACAGCGTGGGATCGCTGCGCGGATCCGTCGATCACCCTCGACGCCTTCGCGCGCGCACCCTGCTGGATTGGCGCGGACCTCGCGCAGCGGGACGATCTCGCGGCCGTGGCCCTCGTGTTCCAGCGGGGGGATCAGCTCGTCGCGTTCGTGCGGTGTTACCTGCCGGCGGACGTGGTCGCCGACCGGGCGCGCACGGTGCCGGCGTATCGGCTGTGGGCCGAGGCCGGGCATCTGGTGCTGACCGAGGGCACGATGATCGACTACGGGCGGATCGAGCAGGACATCCGCACCTGGTGCACCCAGTTCGACGTGCGGGACATCTGCTTCGATCAATTCGGGTCGGTGCAGATCACGGGGAACCTGTTCAACGACGGGTTTCCGGCTCGGGTGGAACCGAAGAACGCGCGGACGGTCACGATGCCCGCGCGCGATCTCGAAACCCGCGTGCTCCACGGACTCTTCACCCACGACGGGAACCCGTGCCTCCGGTGGCAAGCGGCGAATTGTGTGGTGAGCCGGCGCGTCGATGATTCGATCCTGCCGAAGAAGGACGGCCCCGAGTCGCCGAACAAGATCGATGCGATCGATGCGTTGCTGCTGGCGATTAACGGGACGCAGCGGGCCGCCGCCGCGCCGCCCGCCTATCAACTGCTGGTGTTCGGATGACGAAGCGCCCGACCGGCCGGCCGCCGCTGTATGACGTGCCGGCCTCGGTGCGGGTGACCTTCTCATTGACGCCCGCGCAACGGCTCGATCTCAAGCGCGTCGCCAGCGACAATGGCGTCGGGATCTCGGGCATTATTCGCGACGCCGTCAACGAATACGTGAGCGATTACGGCGAGCGGCGGGTATTCCACAAGAAGAAACACTAGCCCCCGCCCCACACTGAAGCGCAATCCTGATGGATTGTGCTGTCGCCCTTCTGACCGTCAAGGCGCTCGATCCCGCGCGCCGCACGTTTTCCGGCCTGGCCTCCACGCCCGAACTCGATCGCCAGGGGCATAGCCTCGACCCCGCGGGCGCCATCTACCGCAATCCGCTGCCGCTCCTCTTGCATCACGATCAGCAACGGCCGATCGGCACGGTGACGCTTCACGCGACGGCCGACGGCCTGGCGTTCGAGGCCACGCTGCCGACGATCGACGCCCCCGGCCGCCTCAAGGATCGCGTCGACGAGGCGTGGCAATCGATTCAGGCCCGCCTCATTACGGGCGTCTCGATTGGCTATCGCGTGCTCGACGGCGCGGTGCAGACGATCAAGAGCGGCGGCCTCCGGCTCCTGAAAACGGAAATCTTCGAATTGTCCCTGGTGACGATTCCTGCGAACCAGCAGGCGTCGATCCTCTCGGTCAAAAGTCTGGCGGCGTCCCGCCTGCACGAGCCCGGCGTCACGGGCGCTTCACCCACGGGTGCCTCCATGACGACACAGACCCTCACCGACCAACTGAAGACCTGGGAAGCCACGCGCGCCGAGAAGAAATCGCGGATGACCGAACTGATGCAGCATGCGGCCGACGCGGGGACGACCCTCGACGGCAAAGAGTCCGAGGAATACGACGCCGCGCAGCTCGCGCTCAAGGGCATCGACCAGCACCTGACGCGGCTCAAGGATCAGGAGGCGCTGAACATCGCGACGGCGACGCCCATCACCGAGACGAAGGACCTCAAGACCGGCAGTGAGGCGCGCGCCGGGATTATTCGCGTGAAGTCGAACGTGCCGCCCGGCACGGCGTTCGTGCGGTATACGTGCGCGACCCTCGCCTGCAAGGGCAATCTCTTCGAGGCCGCGCAGTATGCGACCCGCTGGAACGATTCCACCCCCGAGGTCGCGCTGGCGCTGAAGGCCGCGATTGCGCCGGGGACCACGACCGATGCGACCTGGGCGGGGCCGCTCGTGAATCAAGGGATTGCCAGCGACTTCATCGAGCTGCTCCGGCCCGCGACGATTCTCGGCAAGATCCCCGGGCTCCGCAACGTGCCCTTCAATACGAAAGTGCCGGCACAGAGTGCCGGCGGCACGTATGGCTGGGTGGGTGAGAGCAAACCCAAACCGGTCACGAAGCTGGCGTTTACGTCGGTCTCGCTCGGGATCACCAAGGTGGCCGGCATTATCGTGCTGACCGAGGAACTCGTGCGCCTCTCGAATCCGTCAGCGGAGGCGCTGGTCAGAGCCGACATGATTGCGGGGATCGCCCAGTTCCTCGACGCGCAATTTATCGATCCGGCGGTCGCCGCCGTGGCCGGCGTCAATCCCGCCTCGATCACCAACGGCGCCCCGACCGCGGCGGCGACCGCGAACCCGATCGCCGACATCATGGGGCTGATCAACCATTTCGCCACGAACAACATCTCGGTCGGCGGCGTGAACTTCATCATGTCGGCCGCGAACGCCCTGTCGCTGTCGTTTCGCACGAATCTCGATGGCTCGCCCGTGTTCCCGGGGATCGGGATCGACGGGGGCAGCTACCGCGGGCTGAACTTCATCACCAGCCAGGCGGCGGGCACGAACGTGATCGCGTTGCAGCCCTCGCTGATCCTGTATGCCGACGATGGCGGCGTGACGATCGACGCGTCGCGCGAAGCGTCGCTGCAGATGGACAGCGCGCCGATGTCGCCGTCCGATGCGACGACCGTGTATGTCTCCCTCTGGCAAACCAACACGGTCGGGTTGCGCGCGGAGCGGTTTGTCAACTGGAACAAGGCGAACGCCAACGCGGTGAAATACTTGACCGCCGCCGCGTATCCCGCGCCGTCCGCCGCCGGGTCGACACGCAGCCTCGACGAGCCCGAGCCCCCGCCCCGGCACAAGTAGCGGCATGGGCGTGTTCGCGGCGATCCGCTCGGTGCTCACGCGCGCGATGGCGCCCACGGCTCCCGTGAGGGGAAGCGGGGGCTGGTGGCCCATCGTGCGCGAACCCTGGACGGGCGCGTGGCAAACAAACCAGGAGATCGCGCCCGATTCCGTCCTCTCCTACTTCGCGGTGTTCGCCTGCACGACGTTGATCGCGTCGGACATCGCGAAGCTGTGCCTCCGGCTGGTGGCGGTCGATGCCGAGGGGATCTGGCATGAGGCCGAGAGCGCGGCCTTCTCGCCCGTGCTGCGGCGCCCGAATCACTTCCAGAACCGGATCAAGTTTGTCGAGCAATGGATCGTCTCGAAGCTCGTGCACGGCAATACCTACGTGCTCAAGCAACGCGATGCGAGCGGCATCGTGCGGGCGCTCTATGTGCTCGACCCGACGCGCGTGACCCCGCTCGTCGCCACCGATGGATCGGTGTATTACCAGCTCGATCGCGATGACCTGGCGGGGCTGACCGAGGCGCCCGACGGCCGCGTCGTCGTGCCCGCCTCGGAAATCATCCACGACCTGATGGTCGCGTTGTTTCATCCGCTGATTGGCGTCTCGCCGATCTACGCGTGCGGGTTGTCCGCGTTGCAAGGGCAGAAGATCGTCGACGCGAGCACGAAGTTTTTCAGCAACGGCAGCAACCCCGGCGGCGTGCTCACCGCGCCCGGCGCCATCAGCGACGAGACCGCGCAGCGGTTGAAGGACTACTGGAATACGAATTTTTCCGGCGCGAACGTGGGGAAGGTCGCCGTGCTCGGTGACGGCCTCAAGTATGAGGCGATGGCGATCACGCCCGTCGATGCGCAACTGATCGACCAATTGAAGTGGACCGCGGATTCGGTGTGCTCCGTGTTCCACGTGCCCGCCTACATGATTGGCGTCGGGCCGCCGCCGCCTTACGCGAACATTGAACCGTTGCTCCAGCAGTATTACTCACAGTGCATCCAGAGTCTGTTGACGTCGTTTGAACTCTGTCTCGATGAAGGCCTGGAGCTGCCGAAACCCTACGGCACGGAGTTCGACATCGACGATCTCATCTGGATGGATACGGCGACCAAGACGAAGGCCGCGGCCGACTCGATCGGGTCGGGCGCGTTGTCACCCGATGAAGCGCGGAAGAAGTATTTCGGGGTGGGCACCGTGCCCGGCGGCGACTCGCCGTATCTGCAACAGCAGTATTACTCCCTCGCCGCGCTCGCGGCGCGCGATGCGGATCAACCCTTCGCCAAACCGCCCACCCCCGCGCCGCCCCCGCCCGTGGCGGCGGATCCCCAGGCCGAGGTGAAAGCGTTCGAGCTGGCCTTGCTGCGGAAGATGTATGACGCCTGAAGAACTCGCGGAGGTCGTCGCCCGTGTGCTGGCCCCCCTAGTCACGCGCGTCAAGGCGCTCGAACAGACGCGCGAGGCCGCCTTCGTCGAGACCGCCGCCCTGCGGGAGCGGCTCGCCGTCGTCGAGGTGAAGCCGCTGATCCCCGGGCCGCCGGGCCACGACGGGACGAACGGCGCCGACGGCATGCAGGGGCGCGACGGATTCGATCTCAAGGCCTTCAACGTATGTCTGGAGGCCGACCGGCGGACGTTGCTCTTTACGTTCGGCGATGGGGACCACGCCAAAGAGGCGCGCGTGAAAGTGCCGTGGTTACTGGATCAGGGCGTCTATCACGAGACCAAAGCGTATGAACGCGGCGACATGGTGTCCTGGGACGGCGCGGGCTGGGTGGCGCGCGAGGATACCGCGACGCGCCCGGGCGCGAGTGGTCTCGCGTGGCGGATGTTCTTCAAACGCTGGGACGGCAAGCGATGAGCGATCCGCTCCTCGTGTCGTTCGACGAAGCGAAGGCGCATCTCCAGATCCGCGATACCGATCACGACACGGAGATCACCGCGAAGCTGACGCAGGCCTCCGAGATCGTGCGCGACTACCTGAAGAAGCAGAACGATCCCGCGTGGACCGAGACCACGGCGCCCGCGCCCATCCAGGCCGCGGTGCTGCTGCTGCTCGCGTCCTTGTTTGAACATCGGGGCGACGAACGCGCCACCGCGGGGATGGACGACGACCTCCACACCTGGGAGGCGATCGGGCGCCTGCTCGTGCGCTTCCGGGATCCGGCGTTGGCGTAATGGGGATCGGGGCCTATCGCTATCTCGTGACCGTGCAGACGCCGGGGGCGCCGGTCGCCGACGGCGACGGGAGCTATACGGAGACCTGGCAGGATGCGACCCCGGCCCAGTGGGCCGTGAGCCTGGAGGCGACGACGGCCGATAAGGCGATGGCCGGCACGCAGCTCGCCACGGCCACGCATCAGGTGCGCGGGCGCTATCACGCCGCCGTCACGCCCCATGCGCGGCTGCTGTTCGAAGGCCGGACGCTGAACGTCTTGCAGGTGCGCGACCTGGGCGAACGGCATCACATACTCGACGTCGTCTGCGCGGAGCTGGTGCCCTGATGGCCTCGGTGGACATCATTGGCCTGCAGGAACTGCAACTCGCGCTGCTGGCGTTGCCGGACCATCTCGCCGAACTCGCGGGCCATATCGTGCAGGACGAGGCCGAACAGGCGCGGGCGGCCATCGTCGCCGAATATGAGGCCCACCGGAAGACGGGCAACCTCGCCCGCGGCGTGAAACTGATCGAGCAGGCGGCGGGGCGCTACGGCGCGGCCTATCAAGTCCGGAGCACCGCGCGCCATGCGTGGCTCTATGAGCACGGGTCGCAGGCGCGGCACTCGCGCACGCACCCGGACCTGGGCGCGATGCCCCCCAACCCCGTCCTCATTCAGACGGCCGTGCGGCGGCGGAAATCGATGTATCAACGCCTCGCCGACATGATCGCGCGCGAGGGGTTCGAGGTGACCGTTGCCGCCTGAGTCCTCCGCGATCCTCAACGCCCTGGTGGCGAAGCTCGGCGCGGATAGTGCGCTGCTGGCGCTCGTGCCCAATGGCGTCTATGAGGACCTGGGCCCGCCCGCGGCCACGCGTTTCGTCGTGGTCAGTCACATCATCACCACCGACGTGCCCGTGTTTGCCCAGGGGCGCGTCCTCGAAGACGGGCTCTATCTCGTCGAGGCCCGCATCCTCGCGAGCACGGGCGGGGATGTCGCGGCCGCGGCGGCCCGCATCGATGAACTGCTGGAGGACGGCACGTTGACCGTGACGGGCTATCACGTTGCGGCGCTCTATCGCGAAGAGTTCGTGCGCGGCACGGAAGTGGACGAGATCGATCACGCGATTCTCTGGAAACGTCGCGGCGGGCGCTACCGCGTGACCGCCTCTCGCGACCTGGCCGCAACCCGGGTGTAACAGGAGACGAAACCATGGCGATTCTTTCAGGGCGCAACGGGGTCGTGAAGTATGACCCGGCCGGCATCACGCCGGTCGAGATCATCAGCGTCAACAACTTCAAAATCAGTTGGAAGACCCCCAAGCAGGATGTGAGCTGCTTCGGGGATCCCAACAAGGTCTATGTCCCCGGCTTGCCGGACGTCCAGGGCACGCTCGCGGGCTACTGGAACTCTGCCGATGTGACGATGTTCGAAGCCGCCCTGGCCGACGTGCCGGGGATGCTCGAACTCGTGCCCAACGATACCGAGCCGACGTTTAAGTTCACCGGCTTGGCCTACCTCGATGCCGACCTCGACGTGAAAGTCGACAGCGCGCCGACCGTGACCGGCACGTGGATGGCCGCCGGCCCGTGGACGATGGCCAGCGGCACGACCCTGATGCGCGGCCCGCAGGGACGCAGCCGCGCGCCGCGCCCCGAGACCGAGCCGACGCCCGCGTAGGGCGCGCGTGTTCCGCCGCCTGACGATCCGGGGATCGACCGGCGCCGTGCTCTGGGGGCACCGCACGGCCGCGGTCCTCGGCGCGTGGACGATCGCGAAGCAGGACGTGCCGCGGGCGACGCCGGTCTGGCAGCTCGCCGCCCGGGTGACCCGCGCCGACGCGTTCCAATGCCGGCAGCGGCCGCTCCTGTTCACCGCGCATCGCGACAAGGGCCAGTGGTGCTGGTCGATCGCGTCGATCGACGTGGTCGGCGATGCGCTCTACGCCGTGCTCGGCCCGCCCGAGCAGTGAGGGAGATCATGGAAGAACGACGGTGTCGGTTCGTGCCCGGGGATGTCGTGCGTCTGCCGCTCTCCGGCGGCGAATGGATCGACGTCAAGAAAGAACTCAATGCCGGCGAGGCACGGCGCATTTTCAGCGCGCTCGTCAAAGAGATGCTCGCGGGCAAACCCACGAAGCTGGACCCGGAGAAGGTCGGCCTCACCAAAGTGGTCGAATACGTGGTCGGGTGGTCCCTGCTGAACGCGGACGGGCGGCCCGAGCCGGTGAGCGAGTCGGCGATCGATGGCCTCGACGTGGACACCTACAACGACATCGTGAACGCGGTCGACGCACACGATGCGGCCTGTGAGGCCGTCCGGGTGGCCCGAAAAAACGGCCAGGGTGGCGAGATGGCATCCGCAGCGACCTCGCCATCGCCCGGCGCTGCGGCTGGCGCGTCGAGTGGGTTCGCGAGCTGAGCCAGGACGACTACGAGGTGCTGGTCGAGATGCTGATCACCGAATCGAAGGAGCGCGAGGACTTCTAAGATGCCGATCATCTCCGCGGATTTCCGCGCCGACTTTTCGAAGTTTGCCGCCGCCGTCGAGGGGGCGCAAGCGACGATGAAGACGTTCGAGGGCGAGGCGGCGAATGTCGCCAAGTCCATGAGCGCGATGGAAAACAGCATCAGCGGCGTCAAGATCGTCCAGGCGGCGACCATCGCCGCGGAAGCGGTCGAGCGGCTCGGCGGCGTGACGAAGCTCACCAAGGACGAACTCGAACGGCTCGGGGGCACCGCGCAACAGGCCGTCGAGAAGATGCAGAAGCTGGGGCAGGACGTGCCGGCCGGCATTCAGACCCTCGCCGACGCGGCCCACGATGCGGGCGAGAAAACGGGCTTCTGGAATAGCGCCCTGAGCACGTTGTCGGGGACGTTTGGCGCCCTCTCCCTGCAACGGGTGATTGATCAGGCGATCCAATTCGGGAAGGAAGTCTTCACCACGGCGAGTCAGCTCGAAAACCTCCACGCCAAGACCGAGATCAGCGTGGAGGCCCTGCAGGGGTTCAAGAAAGTCGGCGACGACACCGGGGTGAGCCTGGAGACGATCGCGGGCGCCGCGGTGCACCTGCAGAAAGCCCTGGGCGAAGGCGAGGCGTCCACGGGTGGCCAGCTGGAACAGATCGGTCTGCACTTCCAAGACATCAAGGGCCTGTCGATGGAGGACGCGTTCCTCAAGGTCGCCCAGGCCCTGAAGGAGACGGAGGACCACACGAAACAGGTCGCCGTCGGATCCGACCTCATGGGCAAGAGCTTTGCGGAGACCTTGCCCGCGGTCAGAAAGGGGTTCGACGAAAGCAAGGACAGCGCGACGGTGTGGAGCGCGACGACCGTGCAGGTCCTCGACACGGCCCAAAACAACGCCACGACCTTCGTGAACTACATCAAGGCGGGGTTCGGCCAAGTTATCGCGGACGCGCTCACGGGGACCACGGAAGGGTTCCGCCGGATGAAAGACTCGATCGATCAGCTGGTCGATGGGACCTTGAAGAAGGCGGCGGGGGAGAATTACTGGCAGCAGATCCTCCCGCCGGGACTACCGAAAGACCTGGACGACATCATTGCGAAGTCGGACGACTGGGCCCAGAAGACCAAGGCCCAAGGCGACGCCCTCGCCGAGATCGCCGACCTCGGCAAGGATTGGAACGCGGAAATCAAGACCATGAATCCGGCGACGGTGGAGCTGGCGCAGAATGCCCTGGCGCATGGCGCCAACCAGAAGACCGTCGCGGACGCCTATGGGCTCACGGCCGGGGCCGTCAAATACCTCGACGACACGATGAAGGCGTATCAGGAGACGCTGAAGGCCATCGAGAAGATCGAAACCGATACGCGGCTGAAGAAGGAAGAGGGCATCCTCGGCCTGAGCAAGATCGAGCAGGACGCCTCTCAGAAACGGTTCGAAGCCGAGTCACGCGGCCTCGATCAGATCGGGAAGGCCGAGGCCGACCTGCGCGATCTCAAAGAGAAGAACGCGCTCGATACGACGTCCTATCAGATTCTCAAGATTTGGGAAAAAGCCGACGCCGAGATCGCGGCCTTCAAGGGCACCAAAGAACAGGCCGAACAGCATAAGGCCATCGTGACGCAGCTCGCGGAGGAGCAGGTCAACGCGATCCAGTATGCCGCCGAGACCTCCATCGACCACGTGGCGAAACATGGCGTCGGGAAAGTCGCGGAAGCGGCCTCGCAATTGGAAACGCTGATCGGCGGCATCAAGCTGCCGGGGTCGAGCGAGGTGCACGCCTTCGGGCAGACCTACATCACCAGTCCGACTGGCCAGCGCATCGCGGTCGGCCCCCACGGCGAGCTGCCCGACAGCTTCTGGCAGCAGTATTCGGGGCAGAGCAGCTTCTCCTCGGGCATCAACAACCAGCCGCGCATTGGCAGCGGTTATGTCCCGAGCTTCGCCGAGGGCGGGGTCGGCGATTTCGGGAGCGGCACGCTCGCGATGCTGCATGGCAAGGAAGCGATCGTGCCGCTCGGCGCCGGGGGCGCGGCCGGCGCGACCACCATCCAGATTTACGTCACCCAGCCGCTCGGCACGCCGGCCCAGATCGCCGACGTGGTCGGCCGCGCCCTCATGCAGAACCTGCGATCGCAAGGCGTGCGCGTGCCGCCGGGGGCCTGATGGGCATCAGCGGCACCGACAAAGCGTTGATGTATGCGCTCGGCAACGTGATGCGGGGCGGCGCCAGCCGCGGCGGGTATCACAGCGGCGAGATGTTCATCACGATTGGCGGGGCGCAGGTCGGCACCATCCGCGACAACCCCGACGCCAAGGTGGTCATCGACTCGCTGCAGATCGACGACGCGCTCGATGAGACGCCGAACACCTGCACGCTCAAACTAGTCGTCGGCACCTGGGCCTGGGGGACGGGCGCGCCCCCGGCCGGCACCGAGATCATCGTGACGATGGGCAGCCAACACACCACGGTTCGGGAATTCGCGGGGACCGTGTTGGCGACCGAGGCGAGTTTCGAAGGGCGCCCGGTCTCCGAGCAGGCCTCCGTGGTCGTGCACGCGATCGACTACACCTATCTCGCGAATCAGCGGAAAGTCAGCGGCTTTTACCAGACGCAATCGGCGACGGGCATCGCGACGGACCTCATCACCCGCGCGACCACGGGCATCACGATCGCCCACGTGCAAGCGGGCTTGCCGGTCGTCGATGAATTCACCGTGACCAATCAGGAGGTCTCGTCGGCGCTGACGGCCTTGGCCAAGCGCGTGGGCGCGTATTGGTATATCGACTATGTCAAGGATCTGCACTTCTTCCTAGAGGAGACGGCGCTCTCGACCGGGCTGTCCGACCCGCAGCCGATCACGCCGACCCATCTGTCACTCGCGCCCGAGGTCGCGGTCACGACCGATGCGAGTCAGGTGGTCACGCGCGTGTTTGTCGAAGGCGGCGGCGTCAACGTCTCGACGGCCGTGGCGGTCGGGGAAAGCGTGCTCCCCGTCGAGGACGTCGCGTGGTATGCGGCCGCGGGCGGCACCGTGGCCGTCGGCACGCAGCGGCTGACGTATACGGGCGTGCGGCCGGGCGGCGGGGGCACGGTCGTCGGGCCCGGGGCGCAACCGACCGCGGCGCCCACGCTGGCGCTGGCCCTCGGCAGCGGGTTGAGCCTCGGCGAGTATCGCTATGCCTATACCTTCGTGACGGCCTCGGGCGAATCCTTGCCCAGTCCCCTCGGCAGCATCACGACCGTGATCGGGCAAGCCAACCCGGTCCTGATCGGCAGGCCCGTGGGCGATGCCGGCTCCCCCTACGCGAGCGGGGGCCTCACGGGCGACTATGCGTATAAATATACGTTTCAGCGCGTGTCCGATGGACTGGAAACCGCGCCGACCCCGGCCTCGCCCGTCGTGCATTGCACGCACTACCGCGTCAATCTTCCGCTCGCGGCGTGCGAGACGCCGCCATCCGGCTTCAAACGGCGCTGGTATCGGACCGCCGCCAACGGCTCGACGTATAAGCTGCTGCCGGACTCGCAGATCAACACGGGGTGGGCCGAGCTGTCCGGTAATCTCGTCGACACGACCGGGGACGCGTTTCTCGGCGCGGCGCCGCCCGCGTCCACGCAGTTTACGGGCAGCGGGCAGCGCGTGACCATCAGCGACATTGGGAAGGGGCCGACCGGCACGGTGCAGCGGAAACTCTATCGCACCGTCGTCGGCGGCACGCCACTCAAATTTCTGGTGGCCCTCGGCGACAATACGACGACGGTCATCACCGATACCGTGGCGGATGCGGGGCTCGGCGCGACGGCGCCCACGGTCGACACGTCCGCGCTCTCCCAGCCCAGCGGGCAAGTGCTCGCTGGCGCCAGTAGTCTGATCCTCGCCGCGACCGCGGGATTTACGGCGACCGGCGGCTGGGCGGTCCTCGGCAACGGGCAGCAGGTCATCCGCTACACCGGGATCAGCGGGCTGAGCCTGATCGGGATTCCCTTCAGCGGTCCAGGGGCGATTACGGCGTCGGTCGCCTACAACTCGTCGGTCACCGAGTCGCCCGCGCTGACCGGCGTCGCCGGCATTACCCGGCCGATCAAGAGTGGCGATGCCGTAAACCTCCTCGTGCAGCTCGACGACCCGGTCGCGCAGAGTCAACTCGCCGCGGTGTTGGGCGGCGACGGGGTCATCGAGGAATACCTGCAAGACGGACGGCTCGGCCGGACGGAGGCGCTGTCGCGGGCGCGCGCCAAGCTGGTGCAACAGAGCATGCCGCTCGTGACCGTGACCTATCGGTGCCGCGATCGGAACACGCGATCCGGCCGCACCGTGGCGATCGACCTTGAGACGCCCGTCGTCCATGGCTCGTTCAAGATTCAGCACGTGACGGTGTCCACCTTCGGCCCGCACGTCCTGCCGACGTATACCGTGACCGCGTCGAGTGCGCGGTTCTCGTTTGAAAACCTGCTGCGGCTCCTGAGAGGCACGGTCTAAGCGATGCCGATCACACGCACGCCGATCATCGACGACGATGGCTCGGGCCATACCGGCACGATTATCAACAACGCCTGGAAGACCGAGCTGTATAACCAGATCGATGGTTTGCCTGGCGTCAGCGGCGCCTGGGCGACCTATTTCCCCTCGTGGCAGGGCGCCGATGGCTTGGGCCCCGTGCTGGGCAACGGGATTCTCAGCGGGCGCTATCTGCAGACGGGGAAGTGGATCGATGTCGCGATCGTGCTGCAGATGGGATCCACGACGTCGTTCGGGACGAGTAGTTACTGGACGCTGTCGCTGCCCTTTGCGCCGAAGCTCATCACGAACTTGGCGCAGGAGGTCACCTTCCGCGGCGGCGCCGTCTCGGGCGCGGGCGCCGCGCTGGCGGGCTTCACCGGCTACGCGTTCGGGACGGCGTTATACATGATCACCGGGACTGGCGCCCCCGTGAACCCGTCCACGCCCGCCACCTGGAACGCGGGCGCCGTGCTCACGGTGCGCGGGAGCTACGAACTGCCCTAACACGGGAGATCGCGCACATGGGCCAACCACACCCTCCGCAGGGGAATCAGAAACAACACACCGAGCGCCCGCTGAAAGTGTTTGGCGAGCAGTATCTCGCGAGCGCGCCGCTGCCCATCGGCGCCGTGCTGGTGCCGGATCTCTTCCCGGATGGGTTGCCGCGCGTCTTCACGGACACCAAGACCTTCGAACTGCACGAGACCGAGTGGGTGATTTCGAATCGCTACTCGGGCAAACCGATCGAGGTGCTCTCCGACGAGGAGTTCACGGAGCGCTTCGGCGGGGGGAATGTGGCCGAGGAGGACGAACCCCCCACGTTCTGAACGCACCGACACACACTGGAGGATTGACACCATGGCCAACACGCCGACCCCGACGCCCCCGAGCCCGCGCCCTGACCCGTCGCCGCGCCCCGACTACGGGCGGCCCGGACGCCCGGGTGATAGGCCTGAGACCCCTGAGACCCCTGAGACGCCCGCGCCCGACCAAGGCCTGCCGACGCCGCCGCCGGCGCCGAGTCCGCGCTAGCCCTCGCCCCGCGCTCGAGCGGTCGCCGTTCCTCGCGAGCGGAGACCGCTCTGCGGCGCGCGCAGTTATACTGCGCCCATGAAACGTGACATGGACCTCGTCCGGAAGATCCTCCTGGCGATGGAAACCGATCAGCCCGTCCTGATTCCAGATTACGACCCGGCGGTCGTCTGGCATCACGTCTGGTTGATGGCACAGGGGCATCTCGTCACGGCCGCAACATCGACGACACAGGGCGATGCCTATCCCGTGGCGTTGCCGGTGTCGATCACGTCGGCGGGGCATGACTTTCTAGACACGGTGCGCGACGACGAGGTCTGGTGGAGGATCAAGGCAGAGCAGCGGGACAAGGGCCTGTCGCTGCCGTTCACGTTGCTGCAGCAGCTCGCGCTGAAGATCCTCGCAGCGCATGTGGGTCTGCCGCACGAGTGAATCTATCGGGCCCACCCGTGGCGTGTCGCCTCGGCGATCATTGCGCGTAGTTCGTCAGCGCAGGCCTGCGTGCCTTGCGCGTTCCCATCCGGCCCGAAGGGGGAATCGCAGTTACGGTGCCACGCCTCTCGCTCCGCGACGAAGGCCCGGAACTGCTGCTGGTCGTCGCTGAAGTAGAAGGCGGCGAAGGCCAGGACGAGCCACACGCCGAGCGCGATCGCCATGCCACGCGCCCATCGCCAAGCGCCGCGCGACCGCAGCGGGACGACGTTGCGGCGGCAGTGGTGGCAGACGATCGCCGCGGCTTGAATCTCCTCGGCGCAGTAGGGGCAGGTCTTCATCGGGGCGGTCCTCCCTTTCGGTTCGGAGAGAGCAAGCGGAGGGCCGCGCAAAAAGCCCAAGGATTCCGCGTGCGGCTGTCGGCCGTCCGACAGCTAAAATTTTGTGGGAAAGCGTGGATCTTGGACTGGGCAGGAAAGAACAGCATCGTTAAACCCTTCTGTCACTATCCGTTGCCCGATGTTCTGTTGGGCTCATAACCCAAAGGTCGCGGGTTCAAATCCCGCCCCCGCAACCAACTTTCCTTAACAAATTCACCGATTTCTGTGCTGAACGGCCCTCGGTCTGATCCACGGGACCTTCTGTAGCGTCCGCTCTTTTCCGGCCATTTTCGCGTTGATCCACGCACCGTGGATCAGAAGGGTGGATCAGAACGGTGGATCATCGCCACCCTCCCGGCCCACAGGAACATCCTGCTTCGAGGCACGCGCTATCAGGGCCGACATGCTGCGACGCTCGGTGTCCGCAGTGTGGGTTCCGGCAGATGCAATCGGGATGGTTGGGGGCGAGCCGCGCCGGTGGTTCGATGATGGCTTCGAGGATGAGGGCCTCGACGGGAATCATGCACTCGTTCGTCTTGACGATGTTGGCGCTCGTGACAATGGCCGTCGCCTCGGCGAAGGAGAACCGGCCCGCCGCGGCCAGCGTCTCCACGTAGCCCATCCGAGAGATGGGCCACCACGCTTGATGTTCAATCGACCAGATAACGTAGCGCGCCATCAGCGTTCTCCTCGTTTCACCAGGCGTGGCGCGAAGAGGCCCGCGAGCCGCCCTTCGAGTTTCTGCGTGACGGCACGCTGACGGTCAACCTGATGTGGCGCATACGTGCGCCGGGTCGTCAACGGGCTGGTATGGCCGGCCAGCGCCTGAACGTCGCCCAGGTCGATGCCGACTTTGAGCGCATCCATCATCAAGGTGTGGCGTGCGTTGTAGGGTCGGACGCCGCGCGGCCACCCGGCCTCGTGCACCCGGTTGGCGTGCGTGGTCGTGTCGTAGTCGCCCCAGGCCTCGGCGTCGATGAACGCCTGCCAGGCCTGGCGCATATCCGCCGTCAACGTGATGGTGTGCGCGGGCTCAAGCTTCGCGCTTCGGACCAGCCACGTGCCGAGTTCCAGATCGAGATCCTCGGGGTGCGCGCGCATGACCTGGCAGGGCCGCTGCCCGGTCGTGACGAGCACGACGTAGCGCGCGTAGGTCTGCTGCCTGTCGCGTCTCCGGACCGCCTCCCGCGCCGCATACGCCTCCGGATCATGCGGCGCCCGCACACGGGGCGTGGACACTGTGGCCTGCGCCAGTTTCCAGGCGACCGCCAGGACGATCGAGACATCGACGCCGATCGGATGGTCCTTCGGGATCTTTGGAATTCTGGCGTCCTCCAGTGGCGTGATCGCGCGTTTCCCATCGAGCGCGTGATACAGATCCGCGAGGACGCGACACCGATGCCGAATCGTGCGATCAGAGACGACGGCGCCGCTGGTGACGGGCGCCTTCCGTTCATACGCAGGGAGCGGCCGTCCGTCGCGGGCGTGCGCCGCCACTCGGACCCGGCGCACACTGTGGGACGAGGGCATCGTGCGCCACTGCGCGATGGCGAGGTTCACGAGCTCGGTCGTGATGGTCCCGCGGCGCCGGGTCCCGAACCGCACGCCCTCGATCACGACGGCGAGCCAGGCCCGCAGATGCGACGTGTCGGCCTTCGTGCTCGGGCGCCCGGCGATCTGCGGGAGATAGCGCGCCACGTCGGCCTCCAGCGTCCCGCTCCCGTCGCGAGAGGGCCGGTGCGCCACGATCGGCGCCTCGCCATAGTCGGTGCGCTGCTCAGTGATCGCGCGTCGCGTCGTCTCAATCCAGGCCGCCGCGACCGCCGGATCCGTGTCGGCCGGAAAGCGCTGCACGGGACGGGAGCGCCCGACCTTGACGCGCGCGATCAACCGTCCATCCGGCTCACGCGAGACCCCCGGCGGCAGTAGTTTCGTCCGTCCCCTGCTCATAAAACTCCTCTTTCTTCCACTATTGTCCGGTCTGCACACAGACTGATTGGCTGAGTTTGATTTCCAATTGTGTTTTTTTTAGAAGGGCGTTAGGTTCGGGACTCGTCGGGGCGATTCAGCCACGAGTCACGAGGATCCCCTCTATGAGCGCTGCTCTCACCCGTCTGCCGTTTCCGATTGATCCGCGCCGCGTGGCCGCCTGCCGCGCCCTGGCCCAAATGACGCCGCGTCAATTCCGGTGCGTCGAACCCCTCATCGTCGCTTACGCACGAGTCGGATCTCGCGGCGCACCCAGTCCTCGAACCACTGCACTGCATCGGCTTGTGCCGTCGGCGGTAGCCGCCGCCAGGCTTTCAACATCCGCCGCTCCATGTCCGACAAGCCCTGCACGCCGAGGGCATACGCGAGCAGCCGCACCAAGTCATCGATCGTGGCGTGGCCCTTCCCGTTGAGAAACTTGTTGACCCAGCCTGGACTACGGCCGATGGCCTTGGCGAGATCCTTCTGCGGGATGGCGAGTGCAGCGACTCGCTCACGGATGGCGAGGTCGATCGGGTGCGAGGTTCGGTGCGAGATCGGCATGGGCTTGCTCCGATCGTAACGCTGCCGCCGCCGAGGTTTGCGCCGTATGTCCATTTGGATTTTTTATTATATCGACAAATACGCTTGTCGTGACATATAGATTCCGACATGGGAAAGCTACCTCGACGGACCCGCCCCGCCCGGACGCTCCGCGTCCTGCGCGCCGAGCGTGAACTCACCCAACACCTCATCGCGGCGCGGATCGGGATGACCCAGACGCGCTACTGGCAGATTGAGCACGGCGAAGGCGCGCCGGTCCGGAAGGAGGAACGGGCGGCCATTGCCCGCCTCCTCGAAGTGCAACCGCACGAGATTGCCTGGCCCGAGATGAAGCCGACGCAACTCCAGGTGACGCGGGCCGCCGCCCGCGAAGAACGGCGCCGCCAGGCCGACGTGATGGCAGGGGGCCGCGCGTGAGTCCCGCGGTCTCCGTTCCTCGCTTTCGCGCGGGCGACGCGCTGCCGGCCGTCCTCGTGCTGCGCGAACTGGCCGAACTCTTGGGGCTCGGGGCGTCCCGCACCTGGGAGCTCTACCAGCGGGGCGAGTTCGCCCGCTTCGAACTGCTGCCGCGGCTGGGGAATCGCCCGCGGTTCAGCGGGAAGAAACTGCAGGCGTGGCTCGATGGCGAGGAGGAGGACAGCACCTCGCGTTACTTCCAAGCCGGACGCCGAGCTCGGGCCTTGCGAGGTGTGAAATGACGTGGATCCTCGCTGGTGCCTTGCTCGTGGCCCTCTGGCTGGCGCGGCCGCGGCCGCTGCTGCCTCGGGACCGCGCGACCTACGTCTCCGAAAAGTGGCGGCTCGATCACCTCTACACCGACGGCAAGAACGGACGTCTCTAACTCAGTCCTGATCAGGAGCGTTATGACTGCAGATCTCGCGGTGATCGATCGCGGCGCGGGCACGTCCATCGCGGTGATGCAGGAGCGCGGCGCCCTGATTCGCCAGGTGATGAGCAACGTGCTCGAAGAAGGCAAGGACTACGGCCGCATCCCGGGGACGGACAAACCGACGCTCTTCAAGCCCGGCGCCGAGAAGCTCTGTCTTACGTTCGCGCTCGGCGCGGTGCAGCCCAACGTCGAGGACCTCTCGACGCCGGACGCGGTGCGCTATCGCGTCAGCGTGCCCATCGAAGCCGCGGACGGACGCATCCTCGCCGTCGGCATCGGGGAGGCGTCGACCGACGAAGAGAAATACCGCTGGAAGAAGCCGGTCTGCGACGAGGAATTCCAGGCGACGCCAGAGCACTGCCGGCGCGTGAAGTGGACCCGCGGGGGCAGCAGCGGCGCCTACCAGGTCAAGCAGATTCGCACGTCACCCGCGGACCTGGCGAACACCGTGCTCAAGATGGCCCACAAGCGCGCCTTCGTCGCGGGCACGCTGCTGGCCACGGGCGCCAGTTCGGTCTTCAATCAAGACCTTGAGGACTTCAGCAAGGAGCTGCAGGACAACCTGCTCGACGACGAGGCGACCGTGCGGCCGACGGTCAAGCGCACGTCGGAGAAGAAGCCGGCCGCGCCGCCGAAGGCCGACGTCTCGGTGCTGGTCACGAAGGCGTTACCCCTGAAGGACGTCCGCGTGTTCGGCAAGGACAAGAACAATTACGCCATCACGCTCGTCGGCGATCCGTTCGACTACACGACGAAGGATGCCGGCATGGCCCTCGAACTGGAGACGTTCAAAGGGACCGACCATGTCGTGCAGATCACCTACGAGGACCATCTCTGGCAGGGGAAGACCTACCACAACCTGACGGCCTTCGTCGTCATCGACGCGCCTACGCTCACCGCGGGCGACATCCCGTTCTAGCCATGCGGGCCAGCTTCGTCACGTTCCCGCTCCAGACGTCGACCCGCACGGTGCAGGCCGCGATCCGCTGCGTCGATTGCCCGTGGTCCGCGGTGCATACCGGCGAGAACGCGATCGAGGTCTCCGCGTTCCTGCGTGATCTCTATCAGCGGCACCTGGCCGAACGCCATCCGGATCTCTCGCTCGGGGAGTGGCCCCACGCGTGACGCACGACGAGGCGATCCGTCAGGCGGAAGCGCACGACCACGCCCGCGCCGGCGAGCGCGGCGAGCGGCTGCGCCGGATCGCGAATGACATCGTGAGTAAGTTGCTCGGGGCGGGCATCGTGCGCGATCCGTTTGGGGCGCGGGTCCTCGCGTTTCACGTGCTCGCCGATCACCTCTACGGCACCCAGTCCATCGACATTCCGCGCGAGCTGGGCGAGCCGTGAGCCTCTACGACCTGCAGCGCGTGGTCGTCCTCCTCTTCGTGCTCTCGCTCGTTCTCTACTTCGTGACGAGGCGCCGGCCATGAGCGAGTTCCGCATCTGGACGCGCTATGTGACGTGCCAGAACTGTTGGCAACGGAAGCATCCGCCTCGTCGGCTCCTAGATCGCCGTGCCTGGGTGAAGTGTCCACGCTGTAGCCGTATCTGGCACACGAGCGAGCGTCCCGAATGACCGGCCTGACCTTCGACGCCGCGACGCACACCTACACGCTCGACGGCGTCCTCGTGCCCAGCGTCACCGGCATCCTCAAGGCGAGCGGCCTGATCGACTTCAGTGGCATCCCGGAACACGTCCTCGCGGCCGCGCGCGTCCGCGGCACCGTCGTCCACGAGGCCGTGCACTACGTCAATGAGGGCGATCTCGATCACGCGTCGTTCGTCGCGGACTATCCGGACCTCCTCGGCTACGTCGAGGGCTGGCTCGCGTTCCGCCAGCAGCGGGCCTTCGTGCCGATCCTCAACGAAGGCCGGATCGCCAGTCGCCGCCTCCAGGTGGCCGGCACGCTCGACTGCCTCGGCGAACTCGACGGCGTGGGCGTCCTCTTGGACTACGCCACCGGCCGCCCCGAGGACGTCTGCAAGGACTATCAGACCGCGGCGTATCTCGGGCTGGCGCTCGACTGGGAACACGAACCGGAGGCCGACCCGCGGCTCGCGGACTTCTTCGCCCGGCATCCCCATATCAAGCGATATGCGGTGCGGCTGGAGAAGACCGGCGCCTTCTCGCTGCATCGCTACGACGATCCGGGCGACTTCAGAAAATTTCAGACACTTGTCGAGGCGCAACGGATTGTGCGGGCGCGGCGCGGTGAGGAGGTGAGGAGATGAGACTCACCGAGGAGGAGCGCGACGGCTTGATCGATGCCGTGTTGTCGACGTTCCGCCGGCTGCGCCACCTCTATGCGAAGGTCACCCCGATCTTCGTGGACTTCGGCTTTACGGCGCCGTCTCCAGGGGTGATCGCACGGGATCTGTCCGAGAAGATCGAGCGGGCGATCGTGCAGCATTGCCCCTCCTTCTCGAAAGGGCTCGGCCATGCCGACCTGCGACGCGCCGATCACGACTGGGAGGTCAAGGTCTGCAAGGGCCGCGGACTGACGATCAACCAGAGCAAGCGCATCGATGGCGAATGCTACATCGTCGTGAACTAT